ACACCTGAAGAAGCTACCCAAGAAAGTAATGAAGACACAGAAGGACTCACAGACGATGATCCCATCGTTGACGAGGACGCTGAAGAAGTTGATGAAGTAGAGGAAGATAATGAAGAGGAAGAAGCTGAGGATGAGGATGAGTCTACGGACGCTACCCAAGATGACGATGCAGATGATTCGGAAGAAGGTGACGAAGGTGAAATCGATATGGACTTTGCAGTCCCAGTTAAGATTGATGGGGAAGAAAGCAATGTCACTATGGACGAGCTTATCACTAATTATCAGACTAAACAACATCAGTCAAAGAAAGGGGATGAACTTGCGAAACAGGCAAAAGAGTTAGATGCTTATAAAGCAGACGCTCAGGTATTTGCTCAAATAAATGCACGGTTACTACAAGATCAAGATGACAAAGACAAGCGAATCTTATCAAACCTTGAAAAGAAGGTTGATGAGGCTTATGCTGAAGATGACTATGATGCTTCTAAGCTTGAAAGACAGCTTAATAAAGCAACTCAAGAGTATGGTCAGCGTAAAGCTAACAGAGATTCAATGTTGGAAAATATGGGACGAAAAGTTCAAGAAGAGCAAGTGGGAAAATTCAACAAACAAGTTGAAGCATTCCATACTGCAATTCCTGAGTATGTTCCAGATTGGTCAAACGATGTGGCACAAGCTAATAGAGAGTTCGCCTTAAAAGGTGGACTACCTGAATATCTTGTTGACTCAATGGTAGATCCTGCAGTAGTTGCATTTGTGGACAAATTCCGAAGATTAGCTGAAACTACTTCTAAGGGGGCTGTTAAACGAAAGAAAGCCCCAGTTAAAAGAGTGGCAACTAAAAAGCCTATTTCTAAAACAACTAAAAAATCAAACAGAGTTGATCAGTCTAGACAAAGAATCAATAAAGGCAAAGGATCAGAGAGCGATTCAAAAGTTCTCTTTGATAATGTTATTGACAATATGTTTGGCTAATTAACCTGTCTAATATA